TGTTTCATATGCGAGTAATGTGAAGTTACCATTAGGCGCGCTACCAATTGTTGCATTAGATGATCCAGCTCCACCGGAAGTAATAGATGTGGGAGAAATCAATTGACCGCTACTGTCTACAGAATAAATCCACTCTTCTGTGTCAGCAAAGGTTGCGCCTGTAGTTGATGTTACACTTGTTGTTGCCCCCGATTTAGTACCAGTAATTAATCTTTGTACCGTCATCGTAACATTATTGGCTGCATATGCCCTTTCTTGTGTCAATGGGAACAAAAGATTGTTTTCATCTTTATCAAACAATCCAAACTCACCAGATACTGCTTTAAGGTTAGCACAGTTGTCACTATCAATACCAATTGATCTTACAGAACTCAAGGATTGCCCTGCGTTCATTGAGACATCAAACACGTGAGTTCTAAAATCATCGCCGAACTTATCTAGATTTCTTACGCGTGCGCTACCTATTACACTTCCGTCCATGCCGAGCGTACCACGGTTTTGGGCTGTATCAAAAAGATTTACATGGCCATAAGAATCTGCAAATCTACTAATTAGACCAAACGTGCTATCTTCGGATGATAAGAAATAGTTACCGTATTTGGCTGAAATAGCTTCTTGTGATACTGTAGTTAGATTTTGAGTATCACTAGCATTGTTAGGCTTCCTGACTCTAAAAGGTACATTGTAATCTCTTTCGATTCTGTTCCCGTTCACAAAAGCTGTCCCACTAGAAACTTCCACAGAAAGGAAGTCGGTGGATGAACTATCTTCATTAATAGTTAAATTAAACATCCCGCCAGATTTGTGTTCAATAAAATCACCTGTAATACTTTCAGTTCTTGCAGAAAGTATTTGATTAATTCTTCCTAAAGTTTTGTCTGGAGTTTTTAATACTGTTACATTACCATTTACAATTTTAAACACTTCATAGAAGATATCATCAATGTCTGTATCTTCTTTCTTAGCAAGTGCTAAGGTAATTCTCAGACGATCGGCACCTGGAGATGTGAGGTTTGGAGTTGATCCAGAGTTATCATATAATGCAACATTGTCTCCGGCTGTAATTATTTGTTGAGTTACTTTGAATCCCACAACACCACTGTATAAGTTACTTGTAGCGTCTAATACAAGTGTTTGTGCATTCGTCGTAACCAAATGTCCGGCTGCATACGTATCGAATGCTGGAGTTTCTATCAATGAAGATTTGCCAACCGCATCTGCAGCGCTTAGTATTGTCGCTGCATCACCATCAATAGTAATTGAAGCTCCAACGGGAAATGTTTTGGGTTTGGAAGGATCAGATGCAATAGAATTACTTGACCCATCCCCACTCGTCAATCTTACAATTACAGTACCAGGAGGTGTTGAAGTTGATGTATTGTCAGGGATGATAGCTTTCACTGTTGCATTAATAATATTATTGTAGTTAACAGTAGTACCTTTTTTGCCAGCATATCCAGAAGGTAGAGCACTAACTTTTAGATATGTGTAAGATACAGCGTTTTGACCCGAAGCAAGAGTACCGGAGTTGTTGAAGATAGCACCTTCACTAATAACAAACTTCGATAACCGTTCTACTTCCTTTTGAATAATTGTTTGAAGTTGAGTAAGCTCTCTAGCTTGAAGAGCTCTACCATTATTAAAAAGGATACGGTGAAAATGATCACTATCTCTGTAGTCATCATTGTATTCACTTAAAAATGTTGTGCTTGAAACGGGAGTCGCCATTGTATATCCTTAAAGCTGAATAACTAATTTAATATCGTCAGTAGATTGATCTGTTCTAGGTTGTGCAGCGTCATTGCTAACAAAGAATACATCACCACTAAACCTATCTATACCAGGTGAAATATCATGCAAATCAATTGTTCTAGTGAGTGCAGGAGAGGTTTCTGGCTCGGCTCCAATGTTAATATTTTCCGATACTCTAAATGGAGTGAATCCTGTAAACTCATCTTGGTGATACCAAATTGTTGAATCTTCAATGTAATCAATCCAAGCGTTTGCATTACTATCACCAGTCATACGAATATTGTCTTCAAATGCAAATCCATCTGGAATAACTGCGGTGACCGCTATTTTTCTAAGAGCAGTTCCCGATGTTCCTGTAAACAGTTCTCCAGCACTGTCTAATGGATTCCGCCACAACGCAACTTGTCTGTAATCTTGGTTCCCTGTGACCCAAGTATTATCTACTGTACCTTCTGGCTTGATGTGGAACATCATTGCTGATGACCTAAGATCTTCTCTCGGATCGGCCCCAAGACCATTTTTGTGAGCAAAGATGGGAACGATTTCAGCATTATCATCACCAGTAGAAGTAGTAATCCTCACATTTGCTTGTGTATATCCAGATCCCATTGCTTCTATTATAGTTTTACCTTGTGGATCAGATCCAGGTACACCAACATTATCACTATCGCCCACTTCTACTGCTGTTATAACTCCTGATGAAACAACAACACGAGCAGTTGCACCACCGCCATCACCTATAACTGTTAATGTATCTGCAGGATCATAGTTCTGGCCACCATCAACAACCCTGTATCCAATAATCTGTCCAGGGACCGCTGCATTTTGAATCGTGAATTGGCCAAAGTAAGGATCCGTTGCTGCTGCTGAATCAACAAATTTAATTGGCATATAGTTGGAAGTTACAAAAAAGTTTGTATCCGCTGTTGAAATAGTATAAAGATATTTCCAAACATATCCATCTGTTTCAATAGGTAAGGTAACATCTGTATGATCTGGCTTTACTGTTGACACCTGAACATTACCTAAAGTATCTTTACCAGCGCGAATGCACACATATACATTGTTATCAGCAGTACGAATGTAATAAGATGTTGCTGGCTGCCCAACCACATTATCATTATACTGAGCGTATTGTGAGTTTGCTGCCCAATCTTTTGTCGGAACAACAAAAGAAAATGCTTCAATTGCTTTTACTGCCTGAGCACCATATCTAAATTCACGTTCTTCCCGTTCATCGTTAAGAGGTGAAATTGCAGCATCACTTACACCTGTGGGATCCCAAGTCTGAGAACGACCCACACCAATATAATAATAGTTGTCTGAATCTCCCAACTTAGTACCAGTCGCTTCATCAAACAATTGCGTTAAAAATAATCTTTTTATCTTATCTGAAATAATTGCTGCCATTGTTTTTTCCTATTATGATATCGCGTAACCTTGACCACCCACTACATACCAATTTGATCCATCATAAATTAAAGTAGCAGTATCATTGGCTGTGAAGTCAACTGTTGTTCCTTGCAAGAAGTTAGTTGGAGTTATAGTTTGTGTTCCAGTTTCATTTGCTCTAATAACATGTAAAATTGTACCTGAAGCAACAGCATTTTGTAAATTAATTGTTGCGCCGCTTGCCCCAGTAATTTTTACAATACTAGCTGTAATGTCTGTTTGTCCACTACCAATATTGGCGCCTGCGGCAATGTTTTGTATATTAGTGGAATATTTACTAAGATTGATTGTTTTGTTACCCTTAGCGGTAACATCTAATCCAATGTCAGCTGTTCCTCCAAAAGCAGATAACGTAACATTAGCTGAAGGGGTTGTTGCAACTCTCAATCTACTAGATGTATTACCATTTAATCTTCCTGTAAAGTTGACAACAGGTACTCCTGCTGAATCTGCAAGATGTTCATGAATAGTAGCTCTAGTAATAGTTGGTGTTGTTAGAGTCTTGTTGGTTAGGGTTGCTGTTGTTGTATTTGTAACAATTGTATCGCTATCACTCAATCCAGGAATGTTGAGATTGTGATTAGCTGATAAACCACCTGTTACAATAGTATACGTATGGCTGGAATCAGCATCCAACAACCTCATTACAGAGAATGTACCAAAATCTACTTCTGGTGCAGTTAGTGTTTTGTTTGTCAGAGTTTGAGTGGCTGCATCAACCACAATATTACCAGCAGTAGCAGGAAAGTCAATCTCAATGTCACTACCTGGATCAGCTGCACCTATACTGGTTGTAAAACTTGTGCCAATAATATCCAAGCCATCGGTGGTAAGTTGAGTAGTACCAGCACCAACAGCATCTCCACCAAGTAGTGTATACAACTCAGAAAAGTTTGCATTAATCTTTGTGCCAGCACCGCGTAGTGTATCGCCTGTGCCGTCATTAGCTAATGATCCGGTATTGATTGTTTGTCTAGCCATACTTAATCTCTTTGAGTTTTGTTAACATTATTTATACGTGTTGAAATGGGTAATGAGCAGAATCAGCTGAATTCTCTGAATCGAATAGTGTCTGATATATACCTTCATCAAACGTGCTGAGGGACAGCGGTGATGTGCCTGTTGAATCTTGGTCCAAAGTAATAATACCACCAGTATTTGTGTTATCCATTGTAAATGAATTTGGAGATAGAACTTCTCTGAGAGTAAGAGTAGAGATACTATCATATGTGGTTGTTTGAACTTCATCGTAGTGAAGCCGGGCTTGAGTTCGAAGCATTCCAATTGAACCATCACCAGTTTCAATAAGTGTTAAGTCTTCGTTAGATACACCAAAGTTACCAAATGCCACAGCTTCTGTGGAGAATGTAGCTTCAATTGGAATACCAGCTCCAGACTCTCGTACACTTCTAATAACATTTCCATTTACAAGTTCTAGAACCAGTTCTCCCGCAATATGCGCTCCTGCTGGGTGAACAAACAACTTGTAAGTGTCAAGCCATGTTGTGATTGGAATGTCTGATTTAATTAGAACAGAAAGTACTTGGTAACGAGCATCATCTGTGATGTATCTCTGAGACTCTGGACCTAGTTTAGACGCCTCAGTTTTGATTTGCTGACTCGCCGTGTTTATACTATCTAAGTCATAATCAATATCTGGTCCTATTTTAAAAATATTTTCTTTAGGGTAAATAACCTGAGGGTCTGTACCATAGAATCCTCTAAAAAACTGTTCAATAGAATACTTTGTACCTTTAGATCTATAAAGTAAGTTGCTGAACTTAACAGCTTCTCTTTTGTTGATGAAACCCCCAAAGTAAGCTTGGCCAAGTAGTAGCTCATCTTCTAGGTACTGCAACAAACTTTCAGGTACTTGAGTTGTATCTCTATTCTGAAACAGTTTATGTATTTGTTCAGAAGGATTACCTTCTTTTTCCATCCATTCATAATAAGCTTCGAACAACTTAATCAGATTAGGGAAGTCGCCTGCAAAATACTCTGGCAAGGCATTTTGTATTTCAGACCGCTGGAGATTCAGTAAACGTCTGTTATTATCTTTAACAGTTTTATCTTGATAGTAAGACATTAGTTAGTAGCTTCTGTTAGTACGGTTGTTACAACTGACCGATCGGGATCAAATACTAATCTTTCATTTCTTGTTGGATCGATAACACTCTGATTTGCCGGCACCGCCGAAAGTTTAATTTGCGCTTGACTTCTTGAAATAGAAGTAGGATTAAAGTAGTTTATAGTTACGATACCGGCAGTTGCATCAAAGTTGCCGATATTATCGGTAATAACATTTCCACCTGCTGCTGTAATTACCTGTAAGACATTAGAGCTTAATTTATTTCTTATAATACAGTTTTGGCCATTAAAAGTAAACTCATTCGATGAGATAATATATTGATCATCATCAGGAGCTGCGATTGTAACTGGGAACAACAGCTGTTGATTTGTATTATTCTTTGCTCGGGAAATAGTATCAATAATGTAAGATGAGGTGTTGTTTGTTAAGTTATTAACAATCATATAATTAGCGGCTGCAATAAAATTTCTTTCGACTATAAGTTCTAAAATTGTATTTAACTGATCGTTGGGCAGGGCTACATTTGTTAACTCTCTGACAATTGTAACAAGAGATGGTGCTGATGGAATAAATCTCTGTTGCATTCTAATAGTTGCTCTTGAAGACAAGATAGCTGCGCTTGATTCATCAATATCAGTCAACATGTTAGATCTTCTAAACGCCTGGTTAAACTTACCAGTATTAGCTGTAAAGTAAGAACTAATGGTGCTATTGACATTACTCTTTACTGTATTGATAGTAGCATCTGTTAGCTTAGGGTTAAACTGGAAGAATGTATCTACTTCCACAAAAGTAGTAATTGGATCAACAAATCTTAAATTGAACGAAACAACAGCAAGTTGAGCAGCAAGGTCTAAGATCGAGTTTTTTGTATTAGTTTGAGTTTCAGCAGATACTGTATCTTCAAACAATATAGATGTATATACAGCCCCAAACTCAGGCTTCAGTGCATCTTGTCCTCCCCATGAAACAATATCACTAATCAATGTAGAATAGTTTCTAAGGATCAGAGATGAGTAGTCAGCTGCTGTAACCATCCGGTTCTGGGTTGCATATTGGAATGGAGCATTCTGTCTAATAGACTCAACCGATTCTTTATCTTGTCCACCGACTGAGTTGACTTGAGTTGTTACTGTTAAATTAGTTGTTAATCCTGTTCCCACTGCAATTGTTGTAGGAGAAGGAGTAAACACTGCCGCTCCATTTGCCACGTCACCCTTAGTAGATAAGTATTGAACTTCAATCCTGTTACCAGCAGATGGTGCAACACCAAATGTTGAACCATCACCAAACGATAATTCAAAGTATCCATTGGGTGCTTCTTTCAAAACATACACTGTTGAATTAGCATTAATTGTGGTTGCATTAAGAATGTTTTGATATGATACAGATGTTGTTGAAGTGGCACTTTCAAAAACCTTGACAGTTACAGTATCAGCATCGAGTGTTCCATCAGGAATAACATATACAGGGTTGTCTTCGTACTCTCCTACTAAAAAAGTTTTAGACCTCAAAGTTCCCTCGTATACTGAAATTTGATTTGATCCATCGGATTTTTTTACTTCATAGAATCCTGTTCCATCATCAGTTGCAATGTAATCTTCAATAGTTTGGAAAGTATATGCTATATCGTCAACAGTAGTGCTAAACTTAGAATATGCAGGTAAAGTCACATTAACATCTCTACCCGCTGCAGTTGATGAAAACGTAATTCTAACCTTTGCTTGGGAAGAAGTATCTGTGTCTGGAACATAACCAATCCCCTCAGCAAGTGAAACCATAGAAGATCTTAGCTGAGCAGTTGGTAGATATGATTCGTTTAAAGCAAAGTTTGCAATCAAAGCATTGATGTGAGTATTGTATGCCAACACATCTAAAATATTAGACAAGCCAGCAGCCTCAAAGTTATAATCTTTGAACTGTTCTTGGTTTGCTAGATAAGTCTTTAGATTACTTTTAATGTTATCGAAATCTAAAGCTGTTGATCTTATTGTTGTGGCCATTTTATCTCAACCTTGATATTGTCGTTGTAAATGTAATAATTTCTTCAGTGTTTACTACTTGATATTCTATTGTTACTGATAACGCATTCTGATCTGGATTAACAGTAACGTCAAGACCCACTACTTGTGCCCTTGGCTCGTAAGAATCAATAGCTCTCATTACTTGTTCAGCTAATTCTTCCTCACTATCTTCGTCAACCAATTCAAACAACATAGCTCTTATGTTCCCCCCAAAAAAGGGTTGGAACGGCTTTTCATAATAATTGGTTTGTATTAAATTTTTCAGTGATTGAGTAACAGCAGCGGCATCTCTCTTTACGTAAATTTCACCGTTGGGTTTAGCTGTAAAAGATAAATCAATATCACGATACAAGCGAGTACGACTAGTGACTAGTGTACTAGTGTTCTGTGTGCCATCCTGTGCTGATAGTACTCTTGTGGTCGCCATTACTACTCTCTTTTTGCATTATTTATATGTGTTGATACAGTTAATATCCGAATATGTCTCTCAAGAATTGAGGTGCATTAGCTGCTTTTCCATAATTACCCCAACGTGATTGAACAATAACTTGACCGGATGGTTTTTTAGCTATCCCAGCAGCAATATCAAAATGACCTCTAATACCTTCCATGTAATTACTACCCCAACCAATGCTAGGTCTATAGCCTGCTGCAAAGGCTTTATCATAGAATGCTTTTGAGAACTTCTTGACTATCTCTCTGTCAGATGTTGAGGCAAACGGCTGCAACACTCTTCCAGCAATAACAAGACTTACATCATGAGCATATCCTGTATTGTGTCTACCACTCTCACCTCGAGGTCTCAAACCCCTCGCAGGTACTTGTTGCCACCCTGAAACTAATCTTACGCCGACCTCATCAGCTGCTTGTATCAACAAACTTCGAAGCTCAGATCTTGTCTTAGGATCCAAATCATGTTCGTCACTGTTTGGCACAACAAGATTTGGATTTGACTGCTCTCTTTTAGAAGAAGGTAAGCATTCGACTAATTCACCTTGAGATAATCTATTACTATTAAATTCAGTGGAAACTTCTCTTCTAAACGTACCTTTGAAACTATCGTCCAATTGGGGCATGGTAATTATCAATCGCGCGGTGAGTATAGGTGATCCATCATGATTACATTCAACAGTATCATAAGATAAAATAAGTTGATCAAAATAAGCATTGTCTTTTAAGTATACAGCAATGTCAAACAATCTAGATTTATTTGCATTTCCTTGACTATCTACCGCTTTGTATACTACAGCTCTGCCCTTTGATTTCAGATCATTGATACTCTCGGGGGTAATCGTTTCTCCAGTACCTGGACGATATATTCCTTCTGTTACTTCAAGATTAACACCTTCAAATTCTTTCTGATCTTTTTGAATCTTGTTGAGTATTAGAGTCTGAAGATATAAATGCTTTGCAATTTGTCTTTTTGTTTCTTCATCTCTAATATATTTTATGTTTACTGGATCTTCGGTACCCAAAAACTTTGATATAGAAACACTAGGGGATAGTTTAGTCCTTGCGGTGATAGAAGTTATAGCCTCTCTACCTAGATTCAAAGGATTATAGATTGGATCTGGTACAAACTGCTTGACAATGTTTCTCGGAACAAATATAACTTGGTTAGTTTTCTTTGTCAGATTTGCAGAACGATCTGCATAGAAAGAAGTTGATTCTCCATCAACAACTCTCCCAATACTAGTAGGAGTAGGAGTTGTAAAATCTTTGCACAAATTTCCTTCTTCAACCAAAGAACTGACAAATGTATTATTATTTCTGTTAGCTGGATCTCTTAGCTTAGATCTAACAGCTCTTGGCGTCATAGTTTGAGTTGCAATACCATCATACCTTTTTGACTTATCCAAGAAGTCCTTTAAATAGTCACCAATATCGATCTTAACCTTACGAATGCCACCAGCAGCCTTCAACAGATATGTTAGAACTTTAGTTGAGGTTGGGGTTGTTATCGTAGGAGTGTCAGCTGTAATCGAGGCTTCATCAGCTGTTAGATTTTCATCATAAGTCTGACTTCTTGCAGCATCTGCTGTACCTTTTAGATCACCTTCAAACACAGTAGCTGTTACGCCTCTGTCAAATGTAGCACCGTTGCCAACAAAGTCAACAGCAGTACCACCAATAACTCCAGAACCACCTTGTATAGTCATATTATTAGCCGAAGCAGTTACATTGTCAGAAGCTAAGTTAATATAGTCTTCTGATGTAACATTCATTTCACCGCTAGAATAAAAGCCGACATTACCATTAATATTGTAGTCAACATTACCTTTAACATTATATTGATGTCCTCCTAATACAGTATCAGTTACTTGTTCTGTAACAAAGTTAGCAACGTTGCCAACAACTGAATTAGTCACACCTTTGAAAACTTCTTTAGTCTCTGTGCCACCTATGACTTCTGTTTTGTTGTTTTTTACATTAACATTAAACTCGTTACAATCAATATTAAACTCACCAGCGACTTTCATATCCACGTTGCCTTGATAAGTTAGTTTAGCATCCCCTATCACTGTAATACGTTGCTCACCACCAGTTACTTCTATTCTGTTGGTCAACGCGCTGATCGTGATGCTTCCATCTACCCCCAACTCAACCCCAGCTCCATCAGCATGTTTAATCAACACTCTCTCATTACCAGGAGTATCATCCACCTCGTAGACATGCCCTGTTAATGACCGGGAGACTTGGTTGTATGGGTATATGGAACTGATATAATCAGTAAAAGCTACTTGAGGCTCTCCTTCAATAAAACCTGGAAACTTTAACCTATTTCTTTCTTCACCTATAGCTTGAACATTAGTATTGGGTTTATTGATATATCCGTCCAAAGGGAACTGGCCAGTTGGATCTTCTGCCTTGTTGCTTGGAGGCTCACTTGCTAAACTTTTTAATTCTTGTTCCGTGAAATCAGTCATTGTATCCTCAAAGCTCTATGTAATATTCAGCTAGTTCTTTTGCCGTTAATGGTGGTTTAATCTTAGGGTTGTAGCTAGTAATGTTTGTCTTGTTAAGTTTCTGTTTAAAGAACAAGGTAACATTGAGGGCATCGGTTTCGGTTGTATAACTCCAGCCCACATCCTTCGCGCTGAATACTTGCAATCCAGGCTTGGCCTCTAAGATTTGATCCACCAATGATAATAACTTT